TCTTCGGCGTCTTCGGCGTCTTCGGCGTCTTCGGCGTCTTCGGCGTCTTCGGCGTCTTCGGCGTCTTCGGCGTCTTCGGCGTCTTCGGCGTCTTCGGCGTCTTCGTCATCCGTTTCGAGTTCTTCATCGGTCTCATCGTCCGTTTCGAGTTCTTCATCTTCGTTATACTCTGATGCTAGAGTTTCGTCATCAGTTGCGTAATCAGTATAATTTACATTGTTTTCCTCATCTTGAGAAAACAACGTTTCATTCTTTTCGTCTTCAATGCTTTTGACATACTCTTCATCTGTCAATCGTACTAAACCACGAAGAACAAGATCAACATTATATCCATTTGATTTCATGAATATAGTCTTGAGTTCTACCAGAGGTACAACATAGCAATTGTTCAAGGTGCTCCTATCCAAGTCATTCTGTTCAGTATCTACATATTCAAATACATAATTCTGCTTCTTTTGATGAACCCTAACTGTGAAAGCACTTTCATTTAAAAGTGGTTGATGCATCTTCTTTAACGTTGATTTTGCTATGGGGTTTTTACCATAGAAACACCCACCTTTTCTCCACTGATGACCGAACCATTCGTCGAAATTTCTAATCACAGTCTTGGATGTCCATTCGTCGAGTTCTTTCAGGAACTCTTTAAAATCAGTATGCTTATCATAAGAGTAATCTAGGTCAAGTTTCAAGAAACCATTTTTAGATATGGATGAAATATTTAATTCATCTCCTATACGAAAAACAGGCATAGCAAAATATACGGGTTCTTTTGAATTCGTTAAAACATTGAGCTCGATACATCCTCCTTCAAGTCTTTTCCCCTTCTTTACACGTAATTCATTGAAATTTATGGATGTGTATTCATCAATGTATTCATTATCATCCGACATTTTAATATATACTTAATAAATATCTAAAAATGGTAGATTTCAAACGCACCTTAGCTTTTATTATTGTAAAGACTTACCACAAATATTCCGACAGAAAACAAAAAACTAAATACAAATATCCCCATCATATTCAAATCGCCAAAGTCGTTAACAAGGTTGATTGACGGGAACTTCACTGAAAGAAATGATGTAAATTTAGGCTTCAATGACAGAAATACGAAAAAAACAAACGCAATGAGCAGAGTTTTCTTGAGAACTCCGACAATATTTTTGAACTTGTCTTCGAAACTTGGACCGGGAACTATATCTACATTGTTATTTACATAGTTATCTACATTGTTGGATGATTTTTTCTTTTTGACGATCGGTTTCGCTGGTTCAAAATCTTCATCATCCGATGAAGATTCAATGATCAAAGGCTTCTTTCGTTTCTTAGAACTCTTTTTCTTTTTGGAGGTTGCGATTTCCTCAGCGCCATTAGCGTCATCATTGATAATCGGTTTTACATCTTCTTGTTCGAAGACAGGATCTGTTTGAATCTTCGTTTCATCTAATTCATTCATGATTTTGTTGACAAGGTCATCGTTTAAAGTTTCACCGTGCTTTTCTTCTTCTACCATTTAAGTTATTTACATTTTTTTATTTGAAAAATTTAAACGCACGATTAATTTGCAAAGACTGTCGATGCCATCCCGCTTTGAATTCGCAAGACGTTGTAATTTATAGCGTATACAAATAAATTGTAATCATATGTTGCAAATTCGATATCCTCTGAAATGCCTGCAGGTGCATACTGTGGCGGTTTGATTGAAACCGCGGGAGGTGGCTCCATAGTCTTTACTTCCAATAAGACATTTTCGATACGCGAAAAATTGCAAGTTCCTGAAGGATTATATATACCAGGTTCAATTGCAAAACTATACATTTCTAAGCCATGTTTATCAGTTTTCATATTATGCTGAAACGCCTGAAAAGATTGATGAAATTTTGCATCACTCGATGCATACCGTTCAACACCATCAAACAATAACCGAGATGAATCGATGATATCTTTTTGATATAAGCTGAAATTGAATTTGGTTGGAATCAGCGCACGGCCACCATTAGAATCCAATGTGGAGCTTGTGTCGATACCATTACCACTCGCATCTCTTGTGTAATATAGTGGATCCGCATCATCTTCGCCAAGTCTTCGTATATATGCAGCGGAACCTGGAGGAATATACTCGTCATCCCAATTAGTATAATTATTATGTCCATTGAATCTTTGAGAAACATCCGAACGCTGACCACACCAAATCAGATATTTGACTGGATGGTCAAATTGCAGCTTCAAAGATCTTGTTCCCTTCAAACCGGTAAAACTTAGACGATTGGTTTGTTCAATCAGATAATCGTGGGTTGTTAACGAAAACTTTCGTCTTTCTTCTTCATCGAGATATATGTAATTTGCGACAACATGACAGTCTTGATTCCAACCCTGGAGATTCGATGTTCCGTCTTGTAAGGAAGTCATATCGGGTGAAAAAGATTCTTGTGGAACCGAAGTAATAAAATTTCCAATATGGTGATGACTTGATGTCGGATTCGGGGCTATTCTTTCACCAATCTGTTTCTCTTGTCCAGACTTTGTTTCCAATATAGTATACAATTCTGTGATTGGTCGACATTCAAATTCTATATATACTTCGTGATACTGTAATGAGACCAATGGTAAAGCAAGTCCCGGATTCGTGGAAAACCAAAAAGGTAAAGGAACATATATTGTCCGTGCTTTTATAGAAGGAGGTTGCAAATAGGGATTTTTGGCAAAGTTAGAAAAATAGTATTTTGAAGAATCAGGATTAACATTTTCATCTTGTTTCAGAGAACTTGTTGGGTAAAACCCAGCATTCCATCCGTTATATCCAGGGGCAAATAGATCTGGTTCATGACCAGTCATCTTATCAAAATTATTTTTTTGTGAAGTATCTAAAAATAATTCATGATAAATTTCAATCCATTGACCGTAGAGTTCGCTTACTTTGGTGCCACCTATTGTCAATGTCGCTTTTCTTATTATTTGAGTGCCTAAATTAGGAACCCATTGAAATTCATAGGCGTAATCTTTCCCATTTGTAGTTTCTTCGTATGATGAATAAATATCAGGCAAATTCATGGCAAAATAGATTTTGTTGACCAAATCGCCATTACGATCAATTTTACAACGCATAATTGTGTCTATACCAACTGCCAAAGACTGGGTGCCTTCAAACTCTATACGCTTGTGTTCCATACTAAAATGTGTATGCTTTTTGAAAACATTTTTAAAGTAAGTCATAGAAGGGTTGCCATTCAAATATTCGTTTTGCTGGCCATATCTTTTCAATTGTAATAACCCGCCGCCCATAATTTACTAACTATTAAATGTATATAGATTTAAATATTGAAAAAAAATATACATTATAGTAATTATGGATTTAGAGGAACGCAAGGAAAGAATGAAAGATAAGATATCCGAGATGAAGGAATTGAGGAAAAATCAAGAATTTGAAGATACTTATTATTATGAATCAAAATCTTTATTCTCAGATTTTACTCCTACTACTCTTCTTAATAGTATCACTCGATTAAATGACAAATCAATTGAATCTGGTAAGAAACTTAACACTATATACATTGTGAATTTTGAACCAGATGAAGAACTCCTAAATAAAGTAAAAATTGTAAACAATAAGCTGAAACACAGATTCATACAGATATTTGAAGACAAGACGTTATTATACAACGTTACAGAACATTTCCTTGTTCCAAAACACACGAGAATATCAAAAGAGAACACAGAGAAGGCAACCGAATTGATGCAAAGACTGCATATAAAGTCACTTTCAAAATTGCCCAAAATTCAGGTAGAAGATCCAGTGGCAAAATTTATAGGGCTCAATGTGGGAGATCTTTGCTGTATCGAAAGAGATAATAGCGTCGTTTATCGTCTTTGCGTTTAAATTCAAGGCAAATTATATATTTGAGTATTTAAAGAAATGAGAATTCTTCTTATTGTATCTATTCTCATTATCGCACTGATATTTGTTGTATCGAACGAAACCACGATACCAAAAAAAGCCATAGATTTGTATATCAATGATGAAAATGATGCAAAGCTAATTGAAACAGATAATATTTTACTATACGAATCTCCTTTGATCAGCGGAAAATTCAAAAGATGTGAATCGAGAATGACAAATCATCTTAAACAAACGCGCCTATTTGTAAAAAAAACAGAGAATGAATCCTCATTGTTCATTATAGGTAACGATATGAAAGTCTTCCTTGATACTCAAACAGATTTGTCGCAATCAATTCAATACTCGAATTTGAATTTGATGGAGCTTGATCAAAATAAGTTCAAAGATCTGAAATTTCTTGAACTTCCTATGAAGAATGGGCAGGCGATTAACATTCCAAGTGGTTTCTTCGTATTTCTGGAAGATTCCAACGATTTCGCCTTTAAATATGTGTAAAAGATTCTTTTTAATCTTCTTGTTTATCTTCGATCTTCTTCTTGAGACGCCTACGGACCGCATTTCTTCGGCCTCCTCCGCGCATAGCACCAAAATCAGCGGGCGGAAGTGGTTTCTTCTTAAACATCTCTTCTAATTCTGTAAAATCATCATCTCCCGCATCAATACCCTTGTCTTTCATCATTTCTTTCATGAGACCCGTCATATTTTGCGACTTGATCATCTTTTTGATTTTCTTATTGTTTTTCATTTTCGACATGAATTTCATCGCTTCTTCCTTCATCGCAACATGGTCGATTTCGCCTGAATCCATTTTCTCTTTGACGGATTTAGTAACGTTCGTTATAAGATCCTTAATAGAATCATTGGAAGACAGACTTTTCATGATAGAATCGAGGTCAGGACTATCAAGTTTGATATTTTCAAAGGCAGAAACATCAATATTCTTCGAAATGTCTTTCGCTAGATTTCCAATTTTCGAATTTTCGAGCATTGATATGATATCTTCATCTGATCCACTGTCATCGTCATCATCCGCGTCATCGGCATCATCGGCATCTAGACCGCCCATTCCGCCCATTCCGCCCATTCCATCTAGACCGCCCATTCCGCCCATTCCATCTAGACCGCCCATTCCGCCCATTCCATCTAGACCGCCCATTCCGCCCATTCCACTCATCAGATTCTTTAGCATGTCAATCATATTGTCACCGTCTTTTTCGAAAAATTCCTCGAAAGATTTAGACTTCGATTTGATAGTCTTCCCGACTAATAGTAAAGTTTGAAGAAATTTCCAAATCGCATCACGATTTTCTTCTTTCGAAATCTTTTTAAAAACACTTGAAACATCGATTTCGTCAATACAAATGGGGTTGTTGAAAATTCGCTCATCTTTTGATTTGATCATATCTTCAATAGAAGAAACGGATTTTAGAAACTTTTGCAGTGGCACTGTGTCGTTCTCTTTACATTTTTCGAATTGTATCGAGTCATCACACTTTTTTAGATTTTCTTTGAAGTCATCAAGGGTTTTGTTGAATGTGTTTACAGCTTCCATATGATTAACTAAACTATCAATTTTTTTCTTTGTTTTAAACGCAGATTTTAGTTTTTTTTTCTCTTATTAATTTAAAATGAAATTTGACTACAAAGAATTTGACGTTGTCGTCAAGGAAAAGAAAGACAATCTTGAAGTAGTTGTCCAAATGAAAGGACTGAAGAATATCGATCCAATTGCAAAATATGATGTATCTTTTATTGCTGCGATGCCTGCAAAATACAATCATGTAAATGGATGTTCGAAAACTATCCCATTTTCAAATAGAGAAAACGCATATGAAAATACAAAAAATAAAGGGAAGTTTATCGTAGAAGAACAGAAATTTAGTTTTGAGTTGAAGAAACCCGGCTGTTATTATACCGAGGACCAGAAAGTTCTTGTTCCTCCTTACTTTTCACTCTCTATAAAAGTTGGAGATAAGCGTATAAAGAAGGAAATAGTACTTGGATGCCGTTTTGACGAGAGGAAAATGACCCCGAATACGATATTGTACAAACAAATGTACAACAAAACACAGGAAGACATTTTACTTGAAAAATCACTTTAAGATCTTATCACAGTTCTTATCGTGAATCGGACGCAAACCCCGTAATGTCTTCTTTTGAACTACTATACGCTCAAAAACACATCTACCATATGCACCACAGATACAGTCTTTTTTCTCCACACCCGACGAAGCGATTATTTCTTGCCACTGCAGGGGCGTAATCTTTTGAGTAGTTTTTTCTTGCTGCGTTCCGTCGCTCTTCCAAGCTTCAATGAAATCTTTTATTTTATAATTTGAAATCTCATACATTCTTTCATCAGTAATTCCCCCCATTTTTTTTAAGTATTTCAGAATTAGTTTGATATAATCTGTTTCGAATCCATTGAACCGTTTCTGTTTTTTGGAGACTGAAGATTGCTTATAGAATATGGGATATGGTTCGTTGTTTTGGTTAGTAAACAAGATATCCTTATTAAACAAAGAAGCATTACCACGAATCAACCCTATGATCTCATAGTTCAAATCAAAAACAGTATCAATAACGAACGTTTTGTCATTTTTATTGAAATTCTTTCGGCATGTTAATTTCTTTTCGATCAGGTTGACACATGAAAATCCGCGTTCAAGATGTTTGCCACAATTAGCCTCGGAAAAAGCACAATTAGCAAGTATGATTTTGTTAAGTGCGATTGGATTCTCAGACTTGTGTCCAAACAACGTTCTTGAACGAGAATAAACATTTGATATGATCATTTCAATCAGTATTTTCAATTGTACAAGTTTGATTTTTTCATTATGTGTCAAGTCTGTAGTATCATATTCCGATAGAAATTTTTTTAATTCATGAATCTCCTTCATAATGTCCTTATAGTATTCAAGAATTTTATTTTTATATGAATTTCATATGAATTTTAAGATTTTACGATTTCTGAGATTTTTTATCTTGTGTTATAGTAATAGTTATAAGAAGATGTACGCTGGATTCGATTTTGATCCCAAAAATTACAATGAAATGGCAAACAATTCAGTCCGTCCTGGGCTTTACATGATCGAGACTCCATTTGTTAATCGCGAAAACTGCTACGTAAACACTCCTAGTGTCCGAATGCAAAAGACTGGTCACAACCTATCGAAAATACCAGTGGTTGAATCAGAAAGTATCCTCAAAAACATCATACATTCTGACTCAAAGACACGCAAATACGATAAGGTTTCAAAAACAGAACTCGAAATGAATAAAGATTGTGGATTCAAGGACGAAATTGCGTCCCGTATATACGATGATAAAACAACGCGCCGCGGTCAGTCGATTGACAGATTTGATTGGACGCATTACAATCCACAGTCACAT